TTTAATTCCTGTTGCTTCAGTGATTTTTTCTATTGTATCACCAAGTCCTTTTGATTTTCTTTGTCTTGCCATTTTTTTAAAGTTTTAAGTTATCGTAATCGTCTTGTAATAATCTTTTAAGTTTTTGTTTGTTAGCTTTTAATGTGTGAAATATAGAAACAAAACTAATACCTGTTTCTTTTGCTAATTTGCGTATTGATGTTTTATTATCTCGGTATAAAGTAAATAGCTTTTTATCGTACCATTCCCAAGAATTAACCTCATCTTCAGCTTTTGTTCTAAAGTCATCCCATTCAATTTCTTTTTCTTCAGAATAATCATCAATTAAATGGTAAACTTCATCATTCAATTCGCATTTATCAATTCGCTTTCTAATATTATGAAGTTGAAAATGTATGTTTCTAATTATTATAAAAACATAACCACGATTTGGTTTGTCGTTAGTGAACATTTGTTGCTCGGTAACTTTGTATTTATGCAGCAGCAGGTACATTTCTTGCACTATGTCTTCTGCAAAATCTTTGTCAAACACTTCAGCAAGTTCTACCCAATCTTTGTGATACTTTGCAACTCGTTCTAATATTTCCATTTACCAATATATGTTAATTGACAAAACACCTAACAGGATTTGAATAGTATAATATTTTTCTTCGTCTTGTTCGTCACAATCATAAAGAACACCTACCATAAAACCTTGTATTGATGCTATTTGAATTTCTTTTCCTGTTTGGTCTGCCCAAAGCAATAAAGAAACTATAAACCCAAGAATTACATAAATCATATTAATATAGTTTAGCAGTTATTTTTCCAACCTTTTTTTCTTTTGCCGGTTTTAAAGCAATATTTATTTCAACGTTTGTTAATTCACTATCTAAATTTAGAATTGACTTGTAAGCACCTTCGATAGCGTTCCAATCAATAATAGAATCACCCTGCAATAATTGTTCTATCATATCTATTTTAAATACAACGTCTTTAAAGTAAGATAACAACTCGCTATTATCGGAATTGTAAACTAACATTCTTGATGTGCTTACTTTTAATTCCTGTAAATGATTTTTAATTGTCAAGTTTTCCATTGTTCAAATTTATTAATAAGTTATTAACATTTTATATCTTTTAGTATATCATATAAATCACCTTCAACTTGTGGTAAACCAAAATTGTTAACTTTAAAATTAAAATCTTCAAAACTTGCGTTTCTACTTCTTTTGCAGCTTACTTTAACAAGTTCTTTATTTACTGTGTTTAGCTCTAATTGTATTTGTGTTTCTGCTTTCTTTTCCAAGAACGAACCTAAATGCCCTGTTGGCTTATCAGTTCCAAAGTTTGAGTGAATAACAGTAACTATATGACAATTTAATTCTTTTGACCAACGCATTAAATGTTGAGCTACTTCACTTGCTTGTTCTATACTATTAACATCGGAACATAAATCTGCAATCCCGTCAATAATAACCAAACCAATATCTTTACCTTCTAATTTATCGTAAAGTATATATTCAATAAATAAAACTCTTTCTTTAAATCCTAATTGTCTTAATGCGTAAGTATGGTATTTATCATCTTTTAAACCTGTCATTTGTAATGGTCTTTTAAAAACCATTGAAGCGTGAAAGTTTCCTTGCTCTGTGTCAAAATGTATAACGTGTTTATCTTGCCTGTTGCCTCTTAATTTACCACCAAAACCCTGTAACTCATTTTTCATATAAACTGCGCTTAAAAGCGATATAAAGAACGTTTTTTTTGATTTAGGAGGTGCTTGAATAAAACTAAAGTTACCATAAGTACCAATAGGAATTGGATATGTTTTATAACCATCTTTTGTTTCGTATTCTTTTTCACCAAAAGACAAAGCAGGGATTGGATATTCTATTTCTTCTTCAGGGTTAATGTAGCAATCTTCTTCAAGTACTTGCATTAACATTCTATTGATTGTTTCTTGTTCTGTCATTGTTATTGATTTAAGATGTCAAAAATACTAATTTGATTTTGTGCAACATCACGATAAACTTCAGTTTTAAATTTAATTATTGACAAGTCATCTTGTGATTTTTCACCAATATATTTATAACTGTAACTTGGTCTCTCAATCATTTTTCTTCCGCTTGAATCTTGTCCCGGTATTTTTAAGTTAGAAGATGTTGCTATCCAATTATTATCTTTTGCAAGTGCTAATCCTAAAGCAGGTGACATTGTTCTAATATACATTGTGCTTTCATCTTTTGCATATAAAGAAGATATGTAATTTAAAATGCTTTTACCTAAACCTAAACCTTGAAAATCAGGCAATACTACAATTCTACTGATTCTTCTTGTTTTTTCATCTCCAACACCCGGAAAAGGTAATACACCTATAAAAGCAATAGGTTGTTCGTTCCATAAAACTAAATAATTAGTTGCAGCTTTATTTAAATCTTCTGTTAGATAATGATGTTGTTTGAATAGTTTACAAGTTTCATATCTACATCGAACAATCTGAAGTTCAATTTTTGGTTGCCGAAGTGATGGCGCTATCTCAAGACGCCCTTTTGATGGTGAATAAATCCAATCAGGTTGTAACCATTCCATAATATCAAAATGACAAGATGCAAGTACAATTTTTTTATTTGTACGTCTAATGTATTTTTGTAACGCATTAGACATAGCTTTAGCGACATCTCTATCTACTACTGATGTATATTCATCAATTAATATTACTTCGTTTTCTTTTGCACTTCCTACGATGTAAGCAAGATTAGCACGATATTGTTCACCATTAGATAATGTATTGAATGGACGTAACCAAGTTGGTACGGAAGACAATCCCATTGCTGATAATAAAAATGTAGCATCTTTAGGTTCTAACCAATCAAAATTTGATATTAAAGATTTAGAATTATCAAAATATGATTTATCCATTTCTTTTTTAAAGTAGTTTTTTAATATAGTTGTTTTACCTGTTCCACTTCCACCATATACAACACCAATGTTCCATTGTTTTGGTAAATTTTCTAAATTAGCTTCTACAATTACATTTGATTCATCTTTATTTTGTATATCAAACGCTTCATAAATATATTCAGTATATTTATCGTTGTTTATTTTATGTGTTAAATTGATTTTCATAATTGTTTGTTTTAAAAAAGGGTAGCTTTTACACTACCCGATTAATTTAAAATGGTAAATCCACTTCTACTGCTCCGGTTGTTGCAGGTTGTCCTTCTTTTTTTACTGCTTTAATGTTTCCATCAGTCCAAACAACGTTTCCGTTTCCTAAATAGTTTTTAGCTTTTTTAGCATCACGTTCTTCTTTAGTTTGTGAATCAGTTAACGATACGTTTTGACCCCATTGGTTTGTTTCATCGTTAATGTTTAATGTACAGTTATAGTAAACTGCTCCATCTTTACCCATTACAAACTTTTCTTTTGGTAGTTTGTCAACTCTAATACTTAAATTGATAATTGCACTCATAATATTTAATTTTACTTTGCCTACCTTTTTTTACTGTTGTCGGCTATTCAGTTTGAAGTCAGGATAGGATTCGAACCTATATGATAGTTATAAGGAATTGTGCGCACTGTTACCCCAAGCACTTAACGGGTTTAAACTATCTTACCTCTTTAGCGTATACCAATTTCGCCACCTGACTTTTATTTATTATTTAACTTTTAAAAGTTCTTGTTTTGTTTTTGCTGCTAATTTATACTTTTTTTCGATAACTTCAATAGTTCCACCGCTTTTTAAATACTCAATAGCTTTTGTAAATTCAGGTGTGTTAACATTTAACCATTTTTGCTCATCTTCAGTTTGTACAGGTGCAGCAGTTTTTCCGTGTGTATTAGTTGCATCAGCATCTTGCGTGTCGTCAATTAAAAGTAAGTTACCTAATGCGTATTTTTTACCATAAGAAGATGCAGAACCATATTGCTGAGGTACTTGCATTCCTTTTTGTTGCAAATCTACTCCTACTATTGCAATAGCTTTTATAACGTTAATTCCGTTATTGTCAATAATACTTGCAGTTGATTTCAATACAGGTGGGTTTTCACAAATTAAACTTTCGTTAATAGTAAAAGATACTCCGTATTTTTCATTGTAAGGTTTTAACGCTTCTAATATATCTTCTGCAGAACGGAAATTATATTTTCCAAAAGAATTAAACTTTGATTTGTTAGCTTTAAATTCTACTTGAATTTTAGATAGCTTTTCGTTTAATGTTAAATTTTTCATAATTCGTAAGTTTTTTGTTTAATAATTGTTTTGTACTCGTTTGGGCAATCTTCGTCACATAATTCAAATATATGTGCTTTAACATCATTTAATTTTGTTTCAAGTTCGCAAATACGTTTTTGTAATGCTTCAACTTGGAATCTTTGGTAATCGATTAAATCTTTCATTTGTAATTGTTTTTAATTATAAAGCAAATATATAAAGAATTTTAATACAAAAATAAACATTAACATTTCATTAACAAAAAAAAAGAGTAGTCGTTAAACTACTCCTTCTTCAAACAATTAGAAAACAATCAGAAATTACTTTTAAAAAGTGCACCACATATGATAAGGTAGTGCGACTATAAATATGTATAATAAAATAGGAGTACTACCGAAATTCTTTTAATTTATTTTTATAGTAAATAATCATATCTTGCAAATCGTTATCAGATAATTTAACTGTCTTTTTAGATTCAATTAATAACTGCTCTGCAAAATTATTACCAAATTCTTTATTTAATCTTTTTCCAAACTCAAACTGCAAACCCTGATTTCCGATATTGCAGCCATAACATTGAACTTGTACGTTATATTCGTTCCAACGTGTTGAATAGTGTCTACGTGATGCAAAGTGACCTGCTTGTTGCTTTTTGTAATGGTCTTTTTTACCACAAGTATAACATTCAGCTATTTCATTTTTAGCATAACGCAAACGTATATACTGCGAAAATACAGTATCTAAATTCTTTACTATGGTTGAACGTTTGACTTTCATTGATACAAATATAAGTATTAGTTATTAACAAAGTAGTCAATAAGTTAATTTGTAAATGTCAAAAAAAAGTTGTAACTTTGCCTTGTTCTTAAAAACAAAATAAGTATTTAAAACTAAAAAAAAATAAATACCAAAAACAAAAAATGTTTTCAAAAACAAAATAAGTGAAGTAATTGTATAAGGGGGTAATTATTTTTAAAAAGTAAATTTCTTTAAAACTGCAGATAAAACAAATAATATAACTAAAACTATTATTAAGCGATTACCAAGTATTTTTATAGTTTCCGAATAATCTACTTCTTTAGTTTTTTTTTCTTCTTTAATTTCAATATTATTAGCTTGTTTTTCTTTAACTATTTCTTTTGTGTTATTATAAATAACCCTTGTGTTATAAATAGTATCTTTTCCTATTAAAATAGGTTTGTCTAAATCTACCGGTTCAAGCGTATAACTATTAGAATATTTAGTTGCATCAATTTCAGTTGTACTATTATCCTTTACAACTGATTCTTCAGAACTCTTTTTAACTACACCACAAGACGTTAAAATTAATAAGATAAGTAAATATACTATTTTCATATAAAAGTGTCTTAAATGTCTTTATATTCGCTTTTAGCATCAAAACTTGGACACGCTTTAGCTACGCCTTTGAAATCTTTATGACCTTGAACAATAGCGTTAGGAAATTGTTTTTTAGCTTGTTTAACTAAATACAATAAACTTTCTTTTTGTTTAATTGTACGCGTGTCTTTTGGTCTACCTGATTCATCTATTCCACCAATGTAACTAAAATGTATTGATTCAGAGTTGTAACCTTTAACACCATTTGTTACTTGTTCGTATTTTGCTAATTCGTGAATAACACCATTTGCATCAATTAAACGATGATAACCTACAGTTTTCCATTTTAAAGTATTTTTCCAATAATTTATAATAGCTTCTTTTTTTGTATTTGGTTGCGAAGCAGTACAATGAATAACAATCCAAGATATTTTTCTATTTTTCATAATAAAATTTATATTTTTTAGTTTCTTTTGAAACAGATAAATAAGTTTGAAGTGTGCCTTTATTAAATTTAAAATAATCTATACAATCTATATAATTTTTAAAAGTATGTTTTTTATTAAATTCTTTGTCTTCAATAATAACTCTTTTACAAGATTCTAATTTTCCTTTTTTTACTCTTTTAATTCTTTCTATTTCAGATATTCTTTTTATTTCTATATGTTCTTTTTTAAAATATCTAAATAAAATATGTTTATAACTTATAAATGAAATTTTTAAATCAGCTATATTTTTAATTGCACTTCTTGGTATAAATAAATCTTCACTTGCTTTTTTAATTGAATTGTATTCTTTTAAAAAATTACCATTTAAATCGTAACTATAAATCTTTTTTGCATTTGGACTATTTTGCATCAATTTATCTACATAATTACATTTTATTCCCTTATTCCAAGATTGAAAGTTTAAAGTACCATCACCACCATCTGTAGCATTTAAAAGATTACAACCTAAATCTTTGTATTTTTTTATGTAATAAATTTCTTTTTTGTTTGCTTCTTCTAAAGATTCTATTCCTTGTTCAATACAAACTATTTCTAATAAACTACCATATTTATTAAAGTAATTTACTTTTTTTGGATTTCTTCTTTTATCTCTTAAATGTGAAGAAAATCTTGCATATAATTTATTTTTTGTAATTCCAATATATACAATTTCATTAGTATCTATTCTTTGAATTTTATATACTTTGTAATTCATTTTTTTTTATAAATATACAAAAAATTAATCAATCTTCCGTGTTGGTTTTTTTATTTACCAATTCAATAGTTTTCATTATTGTATAAATTATAGACACACACAATAAGAATATTTTTAGCGTAGATTCTACATTAGAAAAGCTTATTGCCATCGCAAGTGAATTAAGTCCGTATAGTTTCAAATCGTTAAGTGACATTTTTAGCTTTCATTAAACGTTCAACAATATTTGTAACTCCTTCGATTGTAATGTAAGAAGTTCCAATAATAACCCAATCAGTAGAAGTTATAACACCTGAGAATAAACCTGCAGACGCTACAACAAAAACTGTTAATTTACGACTTACCCACTTATTAAGGAATAAATCTATTTTTTCTTTACTACTCATTGATTATTTTATCAAAAGGATATACCAAATCCCTAACAACTTCATAACCTGCAAAAGTATGTTTAGGATTCTTAACCTCAATAGCATTATCAAACACAATTTCGTTTTCACTCATAACATCGTAATGGTAACCATCGGCGTAAACAGGTGCAGTAATTTCTTTAAAGTCTGCATCGTAAGTTCCGTTCTCTAAAACGATTAAACCTATTTCTACTATTGCGTGTATACCTTGCCCGTAAGATAAGATAATTTCTTTGTCAAGGTTTTCTACTTCTACATAAACTTTCTTTGCTAATAAATCAGCTATTGCAGTTTTTTTGTCTGTGTATTTTAATTTGTATATATACATTTTGTTTTAATTTTATATTTAATTCGGAATTTATACGAATAAACTTGTTTTTTTTGACAATTATAAACTTGTCAACGAGGCTAATTCAGCATTTGTTAAACGTGTTTTCCAAATTCCCGCAACTTTATATGGTGTTCTTGGTTGATAGTTACTTGCTAAAAAATCAATACTTCCCAAATCAAATCTTGTTAAAGATGAAGGGGATGGTTGAGGATTTAATGTGCCAATTTGAATACCGTTTATATAAATAACATAATTATTTAATTTATAACCAATAGCTATTTTATAATTTTGACCAATAGTTGGAGTAATACTTCCTAAAACACCTACACTTCCACCCGTAAAAATAACGCTTTGTAAATCACCCGTTACGCTGTTTGTTGATATTTGTAAATAATTACTTAACGAGCCATCACTTAAAGCTAAAATAACTTTATCTAATTGAGTTTGCCAATTTTGTATTTCACAAAACATAGTCCCCTCTGTTTGACCAATTAAACTACTTATACCTGTTTTAGAAATAACATCAGCATTACGAGTAACTGTACTTGCTACTGTAGGAATGTATGAAGTAGCGTAACTTCCTAATTCTAATTGAGCACCCCAAATTGAATACGTTTCATTTGTACCTGTAAAAGCCCAACCCGGAATTAAATTTGCTGCATTTCTAAAATCAGGAGCTATAACAGCACTAATAAAATTTCCTTTACCTGTTACCGATATTTTAACCCAACCATTTGGAAAAGTTTCTAATTTACTTGAGGTAAAAGTCCCAACTATTGCACCACTTGCAACTAAAGTATTTGTATTTAAATCGTAAGTTGCATAAGGTCCAAAACCACCACCAACACCTGCATAATAAATAACTACACAAGCATATCGTCCTGTACCTTTTTTTACAAAATAAGAAAATGTATAATCTACATTTGGCGTAATTACAATAGGAGTTAAGTTATAAACATTATGTTCTCCGTTTGTAGCAGAAACATTTACTAAATCAGCATCTAAATTTCCACTTGGTGAAGTTGTATTATTAGCTGTTAAAGAAACATTTTGCGAAATCCAAACCGCATTATCAAATTGTTCAGAATATAAAACTAAATTCGTTCTCTGTGGCTCTACCAATATACTCGGACAACTTCCATTAGTGTAATCAATACGAGGTACATTATTAGCTACACTTTCAATCAGCCCTGTACTATTAACTCTCGTAGCAGTTGTTGCTCTCGTTACAGTTAAATCACCACTAC